CATTAAAAAAGACCCTGAGCTTAAATCAAGGGCTTTTCTTGAGGCGGAAAAACTTAATTACATTAAGAAAACTTCACCAGAATTACCAGATTTTGAGGAAACCGATGAACACATTTGACATAAAGATTGATGTAGACGATATTTTGGCACAGATAACCCCATCTTATCTGCTTACTTATCTTAAGAATACATCATATGATATTTTAAGTGATTACAGTGATGATGATCTAAAAGATGAGATAGAAGAAAGAGGGGGTTATCTCGAAGATGAATATCATCAAAGTGAAGAATCTTCCTTAATGGAAAATTATACTAGCCACATGCAGGAGGTATATGATATGGCAATCGAGGTTCATCCTAACCTGGAAAAGATCAGAAAATATATCGAAAATAATTTCAGAATTATCTAGCTTTTGGTAGAATGTTGTGATAGATTAGAATAAATAGTGATAGGGGAAACCCTACTAAAATATCACAATATACTTAAAAACACACTCATAAAGGAGATACTAAGATATGTCGTTTAAGGATTTAAAAAAGAATCGCGCCGATAGTTTTAAAAAATTAATTGATGAAACTGAGGCATTGAATGAAAATGACTATGCACCTGATCCAGATTCGTGGTATCCTGGTGTTGATAAGGTTGGTAATGGGACAGCAACTATTCGCTTCCTGCCAGCTATTAATGATGAAGACAAAGATTTCATTAGATGGTGGACCCACAATTTTCAAGACCCAAACACTAAGAAGTGGTATATTGAGAATTGTCTGTTTTCTATTAACAAAAACGCTGATCCAGTTATGGCCTTCAATAAAAAGCTATGGGATTCAGTTGAAGATTCTGAGTCAGCCAAGCTTCATCCAAATCGTATTCAGGCCACGCGTCAGGCCAGAAAGATTAACTATCGTTCCAATATCTTTGTTGTTGATGATGGCGTAAATCCAGAGAATAATGGTAAGGTCAAGAAGTTCAAGTATGGTAAGTGGTGTTTCGACAAGATCGAAGGGCTGATGTTTCCTAAGTTTGCAGGAAAGAAGGCAGTCAACCCATTTGATCTATGGGAAGGTTCTAATTTCGTTGTAGAAATTTTCAGCGAAGTTAAGGGTGGAAAGAAGCAGAGAAACTATACGGGGTCTCATTTTGAGACAACTGTTGGGCCTCTTGCAGATGAAAAGAAGATGGAAGAAATCTTCAACTCTATTCAGGGTTGGTCACTTAAGGCTTATCTTGATCCTAAGAATTTCAAGTCATATGATGAACTTAAGAAGCATCTTGACGAAGTTGTTGGATATGATACTGATAAGTGGACCGCAAGTGGTTCTAGGCAGGTGGTTAATGCACCAGTTGAGGCTAAGAAGCAAGCTGCTGTAGCTCCTAAGACCCAAAAAGAGTTACCGTCAGCACAGGAACAAGCAGTAGAAGAAGGCGATAATTCAGAGGACTTTTTCAATAATTTAAAGGATGATGATCCGTTGCCTTTCTGATAGGCTAGGGAACGCCGCCGTCTCAGTTGTAACTAGGCGCGACTTTGGTGGTAGGAGAGAAACCACCCAATTAAACCAGAATGCTCCAGCTTCTGGTTTTTTTTTGCCACTTGACAAATATGAAAAAAAGTATATCATGAGGATGAAAATGGAGATTTAAAATGTTTGATCCGTTCTTTATTCTATTATTTTTTGTTCTTACAAATTTTAAAGCGCAATGGGTGCGCGAAGAACTATTGAAGGAGATTTAATATGAAAAAGGCTATTTTGGATGGTATTGGCGTTTTAGCTTTGTTGGGCGCAATGGAAATGTGTGGCTGTTCAGCTAGTGAGCCATCATGCTCTTCACCTGAGACAATCAGCACGCTTCAAAAAATTATTGATGAAAAGGCTGTAGAACCGCTTAATGAAGCGTTGCGTAATCCTTTTACATTATTGATGATGCTCGGCGTGGACCCAACAAACGCAGCCGTTCCTGTGTTGGAAGATTTGACAAAAAATAATCAAACCCTTGCGATAAAGATTAAAGAAAATACTATTATAACGGTTAGAAGAGAAGGAAATAAATCAACTTGCAAGGTTATGCTTCAATGGATAGCTGTGCCTAGCAATAAAGATATCACCCCTCCTGATAATACTATGGACACATACACTGTTGAAACTATTGATAAGGGCGACCAGATATTAGTTACATTATTAAAATAATATCATAAGGAGAAATGAAATGAAAATACCAATGTGGCTAGTTATTATAGGTGCGTTATCTGTTTTGATTCTCTTAAATATAATTGATGCTCATATAGCAGGTGCTCCTGTTTCTCATAATATAAGGTGGTAAGGAGATTTGAAATGACTTATTTGCTTGCTATTTCATTGGTATTTTTTTATATAAATATCGGAATTACAGCAATTTCTTATTATATTCCTGTAATATTTTCTGATATTATTGGTATAGGAGTTATATCATTAATTTTTCTTTATGCTTTTATAAAGAGTAAGGAAATACCGCAGGGGTTTTGTAACTAAGAGTAACTTTTGTGGTGGATTGCCTAGATCGCGATCAACAATTTTATTTATTGTTATAATTTTCCTATCCCTCGCCTTGGTGCCTGCAAAACCGTAGCAGGATTAATAGGAGGATTAAGGGGAGGCATAGGGGAAGAGATGGGTGGATTCATGTCTGAATTATAAGGGGGCTGCCCATAGGCGTTATATTGGCTTCCATAATTCATCTGAGAATAATCTGGCATATTCTTAATCATTTCTATCTGTGAAAGCCCTTGAGTATATGCTCCAGCACCTAAAATTGCACCAAAACTTAAATGAAGAAATGCCCCACCTTGCAACGTGAGTGGCACCCAAACAACATATGGAGTATGAAGATAATAACATACAAGCATATTACCTACTGGAAATATGATAAAATCACAGATACAAATAAAAATGTAGGTATAGGCCGCTAGGGGTCGCCAATTATCTTTAAACCATGTTTCATTCATGTTGTGATTCCTTTTATCGTAAATAAATACCTAAAAGGAATATTTATTTGTCTAATGAAGAACCAGTATCAGCTTTTAGATCAGCCCTTACAGCCGCATCAGGCCATATTATAGGCAGCGCATTTCCACAACTTGGTGCGATGATGGATAGGATGAGGGATCAGGATAATAAGAAAGATAGGGACAAAGCATCAAAAGCATCAAAATCATCTTCTGGTGACAGAAAAGGTAGCCTTTCTTCTTCTGCTATTCAGGTTATTGATGAAGGGTTTGACGAACTTCATGGCGATCTTCAGGTTACCAATATTATTCTTAATTCCAGCTTGGAAGAGCATAGAAGAATAAGTGGTTTGCTTGAAAAGATGCTTCTGAGTGGTGGTGGTGGAGGCGGTGGATTACTAGGTGGTGGAGGCGGCGGTGGTGGTGGTGTCGTAGATACTGCTGCTGGTATTGGTATATGGGAATTAGGCAAGAAACTACTAGGTGGGCTAACAAGATTTGGTGGCCCATTAGCTGCCTTAACTGCTTTAAGTGTAGCAGATGCAAAATTAGCCGATCCTACAGCGAGTCCAAATGAGCATAAATATGGCCCTATTGGTATCCCAGCCGACGATTATAATCATTTTGTTGATATGGCAAAGGCTATTAAAGAATCATCAGGATCAGAACAAACTAATCTTGCCATTGCTGCATTAACAAAGCAAATTGATAATCTTAATGAAACTATTAAGCAAATGAGAAAAGATGGTCAAGATACAACTGCCACCGAAGGTATTAAAAATGAACTAGAACAACGTCTTAAGGATAAAAAAGAAGCTAATGAAAGCATCAAAAATACTAGCGGTGAAGATGATTATAAAGACTTCATAGATAGGCACCCTCCTGCCCTATCTAGAGAAATAGCTAATATTGCTCTTCCACAATCGCCTGATAATCGTTCTAATCCTAATCCACTACAACCAACATTTGATGATCAAGGCGTTGATGCTGCTAATTCAAGATTAACTCCTGGGGTAGCTGATATAAAGAGAAAGATGAGTGGTCAGCCTACTGTTAAATATGGAGATGAATCAAAATCTAGTGAAGTAGCTTCTGGTTCTGTAACATCGTCTTTATTTGGTGGAGAATCTGGTGGAAATTATGGGATTTATAATAAAGGCCCTCAAGGTTTAAGTGGTGTTGGTCATGCTGATTTAGGCAGTATGACGATTGCTCAAGTTATGGAAGAGCAAAGCAAGCATAATATGTTTGCGGTAGGCGCTTACCAAATGATTCCTAAAACATTAGCTGCTGGTGTTGAACATCTAAAATTAGACCCTAATCAAAAATTTGATAAAGCTACTCAAGATAAATTATATACTGAATGGTTAGCTGGAGATAAGAGACCCCAAATACGTGATTTTATCATGGGTAAAAGCGATGATCTTGGTGCTGCACATTTAGCTACTGCACAAGAATGGGCGTCTGTAGCTTATCATGGAAGAAGCTACTATCCAAATGATAGAGCCTCTATTTCTGATGAAAAAATAGAAGATTCTCTAAAAAAAGCTAGGGATATTTATCAAAAAACTGGTAACTATAAGGCTGCTTTGGATGGGATATTACCAAAAGATGCAGAGTCGGAAAGCGGAAAGAAGCAAGCTCTTCTTGCTGCTGGCACCAATGATTGGGGTGATTCAAATAAATCATATGCTGGTGTTAAGAATTCTCTTCAGGCTCTTAAAGATAAAGGCTATGATCCAATATTAGTATTACCTAATAAATCTGTTCATGGTAGTGGTGCAGCTTATGATGGTGCTTTAAAGGCTGCGACAGAGTTAGGCGTCAAGACTGAATATCCTTCTAGCTTTGAAACTGGTTCAGAATCATATCATATTGCCCCAAAAGGCGTTGCTGAAATTAAAGCAAAGTATCCTGGAGTTCCTGCATTTGGAGACAGTAATGGTGATAGACTAGGGGCGACAGAAGGAATTACTGGATTTCAAGGTAAAGGTGCAGAAGAAATTGCTGGGCATCTTAAGAATATTGCTGCTGTTGCTGTAAAACAAGATCAAAGAGTTGTTGACTCTCCTAATTTCAGGCCAGTTAATGATCAAGCATTTAGAAAAATTGCTAACTATATTGACAGTAAAAATATTACAGCAGGATTTAAAGATGGACCTTTAAATGTTAATAATCGTTTAGACAGCCCTGCATTGGATTTTTCTAGCTATCAGCCTGATAATCTTGCACCATATATTCAGCAAACAGGTATTGACAATGCGGCGAAAACGGTGTCTAATAGAGGATCAAATTCTGTGAAGGCGCTCTTTACAGATCATACTAATAAGTCAGGTTCACCTGATGAGAGAAGCCATAAGGATAAAAATAATGCTGGCTCTGTGGCACCCCCTGATGAGAGACTGAAAAAACTGTTTGATAATTATATTGTTGGCACACACAGATAAATTAAAGGAATTTTATTATGAAAGTTGATAATCAGTCTTACAACTTTACTAAGGAAGCCATTGCCAAGATCGAAGAGATTCGCAACGCTACTTATATTTGTGATACTCAGGTGAAGGCTAAAAATGGAGGTTGGGCAGACCCCTGTGTGTCTATCTTCTATCAGGAAACCCCACATCCTGAAGGATCGAATTATTTTGGTCTCTATTATGATGGTGATAACAATCTTATGGTTTGCAATGCTCTCTCAGCTACCTTGGAGCCTTTTACGGGTGTGGAGGTTGATGGGGTGATCTATTTCAGTCGCTATCGTCATGATTTTAGAGAAGTTGGGGGGGTTGCAATTGATGGCGGAAGAGATTATGTTCGTCTTGTTGGGGATATTCATGCCCCACAATATGAATTAAGAATTGTAAAAGATAAGATAATTTATAATAAATATAGCAAAGGAGAATAAAATGACTAAGGAAAAAGACAATAGTATTCATGCAAGTATACATTCTGGGGACACAACTGGTATCGAGAAGAAAATTGAAAAAGAAGTTGATAACGCAATTATGGCGTCTATTCATTCCAGCGATATTGGTATCGGCTGGATTAAGAAGATTCTTAAGGATAAAGCTAAGAAGTAATTAAAGAGGATTCAAAGCCCTAGTTCTTTCTTCAATTTCTCTAAGTGTCTGAGTTACCATTTGAATAGTCATGGTGCGTTCAAATGGTATCATATTATCTAATTCAGTTAATGAATAATTATGATGCTGATGCAGGGCAAAGTTAGTTGAATAATAAGTGCTTAGATTAGTATGAATTAAAGATATAAAAAAAAATCGATAAGTGAATTAAAGGTTAATTCCTTCTCATTTCCGAGACTATTAGTATATTTTACCACATATTTTATTGAGGGCGAAGAGGTAAGGAAAGCTTCAATTTTCTTGAATGTTTTGATATCCAGACTATCAGTAAAGGTTTTTAGTTCCTCAAATGTCATATCTGCAACTTCATCTTTATTATAAACCTGTTCAATACATTTAACCACAAGCTCGAAAATGCCTTCCTTGATTAAACGCGCCTTGAAATCTTTATCATCATAGATTGACGCCTTGGGATAATTCATAACAATTGTTGTATATTCATTAACCTTGATATTTTTATCAGGGGCATTTTCAGCAAAATGAACGTTGATATCATCAAAATTAATGGTAAGCGGATACTCTTTTTGGTCTTCAACATCCTTGACTGTAAAAGTTTCAATATTATTGACTGATACTGCTCTGAGATGCAGGAAAATATATTCAAGATCAAAGAGAGGAATTTCATTGATATTGAAATCATCTTCTTGGCAACAGATGGCAACCACGTCCTTAACTGCCTTAAGAATGTCGTTAATATCCTTGGTTTCCTTGGCTAGGAGAAGAATTTTTTCTTCACGTACTAAATATCTTCTGCATAATAATTTTTTACCTGTTGATGGTTGCAATATTTCAACAGTTGGATATATAACAGTAGGAATCATATTATCTCCTTAATTAAGTAGGAAAAGTAACTGTCCATTCACGATATGTAAATGTTACGTTACACTTTAGTAATGTGTCTGTTTGGTCCCATGCCAGGGGAATAGTAGTAAAGGCTATTGGTTTTGCTCTATAAGCGCTTACAGTTTGTATTGTCTTCCCTGTATTATCATAGACATTTATATCAATAGAGGGGGCAACAATATCGTCTTCATATCTTGTTGTGTATGTTGGTGCAGAATAGTTGGTTGCGGTTCCATTTACAGGAATACTAATATTTCCACTAGCAGAACTATTAGAACTTGTTTCTGAAAAATTATAGATTGCGTTCATCCAAATAAAGAAAAATTCATATATAAGCCCTTGTTTATCAGTAATAAATGAGGTTTGAATATCACCATATACAGCATTATATGGTTGTTTTATAACTGGCCCCATGCCATAACGGTTGGATTCTGTATTCATAAAAGCAATTGAGGGCAGATTAACATTTTGTGCCCTGAATTTTAGAATATCTGGCAGGCCACTTAGAGATGTGCCAGTTGATGTAAATATAGAAGGCAAGTTTATATTCACATCAAAACGATTAGCACTTGAATATCCATATTGTGCTAAATGTGCAGAAAATGCGTTTATATCAAAAGGAATTTTTTTATCTCCTGTAATAAATAAGCTTAGTCGCGGTAGTTACATACCCACTAAATCTAACCCTATTCGGAGGATCAGCAATTGTCTATTATTTATCGTATCACAAATAAAGAAGCTAATATGCTATATTGTTGGGTTAATAATGAAATAATTAATAAAAAAATATTAAAAGAAGATATAGATAGATATGCTTTGGATGGATTTAAAGGCGGGAGAATTATGCCTTGGGCTTCTAAAGCCGGATTAACAAGGCATTAAATTTTTAGAAGTGACTCCATCCACACCATTTCTTGTGACGCTTTCTGGAATCTGGCCATTGGAAGTAGGGCGACATAATCCCAAGCTGTCGGAGGAACGTATTGAAAGGGACTTCTAACGTGTGAAAATAGATAATGTTTAACGCAGGGCTTGAAATGTTTATATTGTGCTGCACCATTAAGAATTTGATAGTCGATAATTAACTTTGTGGTGTTATTGTATTTGGTGTTATTAAGAGTCTGATATAGGGCATCCATTAATTTTGCTCTTAGAAATGGGCTGAGATAATGAAGATTAATTCCCAGGAACCCTGACTCTTTTCCGGGATAGGGAACTGCAAGAGGATAGACGAGTGGAAAAACATCATAGTAGGGAAGAGTGGCTTTTAATTTAGGATCATACGCATAAAAATACATTTTACCTACTGAATTTGGTGAAAGGTTTTCCATGTTTTGGAAGGCAGTAGCGTTCTTTTGAAATTGTTTGGGGTTGGCATATTTTAGATTGAGGGCTTGATTACGAAACCAGTCGCGTGCATCCTTAGCATCCTTATTAAGATTTATGCCTTCTAATTTGCCTTTTTGAGCTAATGTAGAAAATTTATACAAATTGGTTCCTCTAATTACTAATTCTATTTATTGTCATTTTTAGGGGTTGACAGGATGAGAATTTTTTGCTAATGTCTGATTATGAAATTTGGAGGTTATTATGAGTTATAAATTTCATGAAGGCCAACATGTAACAGTTACTCGCCTCGGTGAAAACACTCCAGGCGAGTTTGAGGCTATCATTCATGGTATAGCAGGAAATTTAGGGCCATATGGTTATATGTGGATTGTTGAATGGGTGCAAAAACCAAAATTTATTGGCCCTTTAGAGTGGATGGATATTGAATTACAAAATTTGAATTTTTCTTGTGCGGTTATTCCTGAAGGATGCATAGATTTCAAGATTTCACTATAAATAAAAAGCATAAAGGCGTGGGTGTTGGCACACAGGGAGGTCTTATAAACCTTTCAGCCCCAGATTAGGGTTCTCGATACGGTTCGAATCCGTACATGCCTACCAAATTTAACTTGACAACCTAAAATTTATCTGTATATTGATCTTTTCAAACAAGGAGGATTTCAATGCAAATATGTAACATGCCTGCTGGTAAGTATTTTCTGGGTGATCCATGTTATTTCTTTTCTGATAAATCCCATGATGAATGGCTGCATTTTCTTGCTGTTAATGATTATTATGATAGTGAGGGAGCGGGATTTCTCGCAGGAACCAATCTAAAGACTTGTGTGTTTCCAACTCGTTATGGTGATGGGAAATACACAGATGATTATGGTCGTCAGTATGGGGTAGACTCTGGTCTAATAGGGCTTATTCCTTACCTGGATGGCTCCGATATTCCATCTTATGTTCATGTTGTTGAATTTGAAAAAGATTTCGAATGCTTCAATGATAATGGATATCTTAATTTTGGTGATATTGCCATTGATACTGTTCAGGATGTTGATGTTTATGATGATTATGATGATTATGAATATAATAGCGACAACTATGATGATGATGGAGTACTTTATGATGAACCGTAAAATTGTTGGTCGTTATGACTATCAGAAAAACCTATGGAATTATGGATATTTTCATAATACAGAATTTTTTATTGTTTCAATTATGAGGATTTGAAAATGTTAATGCTAAATTTTGGGCAATGTTTTCTTATTATTTTGAAGAAGGATAACGGAAAGCACACAATTCTAAATTCGTTCTTCCCTGATCGCATGTTTTATGAGGAAAGTAAGTTGTCTAAACTTCTTTTGACGGTTAGACATAAGTTAGATCAGTGGTATGCTACATATTATAGAGATTACCAGGAGCAACTTGCAATCGCAGTTGGTGAGCGTGGAATTTCTGATGGCTCATTCAAAATTATAAGGATTATATAATGAGTAATGCAACTATTCTTCTTCATTCTGGCCGATATTTTGATTTTGAAAATCTAGATAATGAAATTCTTAGTATCGAAGATATCGCCCATGGGTTAGCAATGACTTGCCGATTTGGTGGTCATGTCAATCGCTTTTTATCTGTTGCTGAGCATTGTTGGTGGATTAGCCATCTTGTTCCGCCTGAGATGGCCTTAGAGGGCCTTCTACACGATGCTTCGGAGTCGGTTCTGGGCGATATTCCCAAGCCTCTTAAGCGTATCATGCCTCAGTATAATGAGATGGAAGGGCAGCTAGAAGCTAATATTGCTAAACAATATGGGATTAGGTTTCCATATCCTCCTGATATTAAAGTTGCTGATAATCGTATGCTTGTAACTGAGCAGGAGCAGCTATTTGATCGCAAGGATACGAGAGTATTTTTTGCGGTTGAATGTTTTGATATTAAAATTCATGGTTGGACGCCGTTTGTCGCTGAGAAGCAATTTCTTAAACGTTTTGCTAATATTACTAGAAAGGATGCAAAATGACTGAGATTACACGTAAACTGGCAACTGTTCGTCGTATTGCCGAGATTAAACCTATTGAGGGTGCTGATAGGATTGAAGCCTATCGTGTTGATGGTTGGTGGGTTGTTTCACAAAAGGATGTTGCTAAGGTAGGCGACCTAGTTTTATATTGCGAAATTGACAGCTTCCTTCCTGTGAGAGAGGAATTTGAATTTCTTCGCAAGGGATGCTTCAAATCAACCAAGAATTTGGGCGATGGATTTCGTCTTCGCACCATTAAGCTTAAGGGTGCGATTTCTCAGGGACTTATCCTTCCACTGACTGATTTTTCAGAAATTCAAAAGATGGCAGATTTATATGTTACTGTTGGAGTAGAAGGAACTTATTCTCTTAATGAAGGTGATGATCTTACTGATCTTCTTGGTATTCAGAAGTATGAGAAGCCAATTCCTTCTAATCTTCAGGGAATTATGAGAGGCAACTTTCCTTCATTCATTCCCAAGACTGACCAGGAACGCTATCAGAATATTCGTAAATGGGAATTGGAAGTCTATAAGGATGTTCCGTTTGAGATTACTATCAAGATGGATGGCACTTCTATGACTGTCTATTATAAGGATGGTTATTTTGGCGTTTGTTCACGAAATATGGACCTTCAGAACGATGCTGAGAATAATTTCAAAGCAGAAGGTGGTTCTGAGAACATCTATTGGAAGGTCGCACGTAGGCATGATATTGCAAATGCTGCTCTAAGCGTTGGGTTTAATTTTGCAATACAGGGCGAACTTTGTGGTCCTGGAATTCAGGGTAATCCACATGGTCTGAAGGATCATGAATTTTTTGTCTTTGATATTTGGAATATTAATGAGCAGAGATATTTAACCCCATTTGAAAGAACAATTTTTTTGTCTCGTGAGTCGTTTAGACATATTGGAATTGTTCCTCTTAATTTTGTTGGAACACTAGGCAAGATGCTACTTGATGATACTTTTATTCATGAAATGGCAGATAATTCGACTTATTGTGGTCAACCTGCCGAGGGGCTTGTTTTCAAGGCAAACGACGGCAAATTCAGCTTCAAGATGATATCAGATCGATATTTGTTGAATGAGCAAGAATAGTTCTTTTCCTAGATTCTGATATTTTCTTTTTATGCTCTTCGCTTTTAGGTTTTCCTCTAAGAGATTGACGTATTTTTTCTTTATGTTCTTCGCTTTTTGAAATACCTAAAAGCTTTTTTGAACCTATATGACCCATCATTACTTGGGATTGGTGAGCTTTCATTTCTTCGTTCCAAGTTTCAGCATGTTTGATAGAGTAATACTTTTTTAATGTTTCATTATCTTTCCATCTTTCTAAATGTTTTTTAATCATTATATCTTTATGTATAGGATCATTCCATCTATTCTTTTGAGCTTTAGACATATGAATTTTTTGCTCTTCTGTAAAAATATGCCCTGCCGCTCCAGGAGGTTTACCATCAATACCATTTTCCTCTCTACAGTTGGCATATAAAGAAGAAGCAACAATATTATTTTCATTACTGTATTTTACAGCATACTCTATTAGTTCTTTTTCATCATCAAACAATTTATACCATATAGTATTGATTTGATTTCCGTGTTTTTTAAGGTGTTTTTTCCAATATTTTCCAGAACCATTATAGTGCAATGGATTTCTGGTAGTCTTTCCAAAATATAGAAGTTTGGTTATTTTGTGTTCTTTTAAATAAAGATATGTTGGTTTAAATATTGACATATTAACTCCTATGATATATTATATATCTAATAATTATTTATTGCAAGTGTTGATTTAATAAATATCTTATCAATGAAAAGGATTAATAAATGATAACTCTTTATTCAAAAGAAAATTGTGTTTGGTGTGACAGAGCCAAACAACTATTAAAGGAACATAATATTAATTATAGCGAATTTATAGTAGGAAAGGATGTTTCTATCTCTTGGGTGCAAGAGGCTTTTCCAGGCGTAAAAACTGTTCCTGTTGTTGTTCAAAATGGAAAATTAATGGGAGGATACGAAGAATTATCATATAAGATGATAAATGAAGGTGAGGCGTTTGACAAGGTTCTATTAAACGAGTAGTATATTTTAGCACGTAATTTATTTTAAATTAACAGGGCCGGGAGCAATCTCGGCCCTTATTATTTCCTCATAATAAATAATAGTAAAAACGAGGGAATAATGAATCTAACAGAAGCCTATCTTCAAGTTATTGCTCCACAAGCACTTATTGAGGCTGCTCCACCTGATAAAGAAGAAGTTGCCAAAAAGAACGTCAATCCAAAAGCTGCTGAAATGCTTAGACGCAGAACTAGAGTTATTATTAATCCTCCTTTAAATGAGAAGAAAGTTGGCGATGCCACCTATAATCCTATCTCCAATGCCAATGATGATCTAGATAACGATCCTAGCACGGCTGTAAGCGATCCATATAAGACTCTTGGCAAACCTAAAGCTTCCATTCCTGTTAAAGACCTAGCATTCAAGCTTATTAATGCCAGAGCGCACGAAAACTATGATTATGAAGCAGATTATGATGAACTTATGGAATCGTTTGAAGATACCTTGGAATTTATGGATGAAGATGTTATTTCTGAAGCAGTAAAAAAGAAACCAAATACAAAACATCAGAAAGCCATAGATACTCTTAAAAAGCTTAATATGGAATCTGGCAAGAAATGGCATGTGGATCATCCTGTCAACCATATGAATGTTGTCAATGCTTATCTTGATACTTCAGATAAAGAAAAAGAATTTGGCAAGCATTGGTATTCTGATGCTCATACGCTAACCAAGTTTCTTTCCAAAGGTTCTGGCCATCCTATTCAAACTGTTGCTGGAATTATTTCTAATCATTCTCCACAAAATGGAATTTATCAGAATTATCATGATGCTACCAGAGTCCTTGATGCTGGCAAAGGTCTTGGTGGTAAGGGAAGTGGTATAATGGCTACTAAAAAGCAAGCTGAAAAAGATGATCGTATGTTTAAGGGTGAGCATTATAACGAAGTCCTCAAGGGAAACAAGATTAAATCATTTGCTCATCTTCTAGAACATGGTCATCAAACTGATCCTTCAAGACCAAGAGTTGTTATTGACCGTCATGCTCACTCTGTTCTTTCTGGTGCTAGAATCACAGATAATGCCTTTGGTATGGCCGGATTAAAGCGTAAGGGGCGTTATCAGGAACTAGAGAATCATTTCCTCAATGCAGCAGAGCATCTTCGTGTGCATCACAATATACAAGTAGAACCCGAACAACTTCAGGCCACAACCTGGGCTCGTCAGCAAAGAAAAAATCAGGAAGCTGAAGATGCTGGTTATGGGTCAACAAAAGGTACAGCCAAGAAGAGTCTTGGCCAGGAAAGAAACTGGAACGAGTTTGCCAAGGAAAGATTTGTTGGTCAAAAGCTTCCTCCTATTCCAGGGCATGGATTTACTGCTAAGGCAGAAGAACCAGAAGAAACTCCTACAAAAACATTTAAGCTATTCAAAAATAAAGAAGCTGAAGACAAGCAACGTAAAGCTGATAAAGAATTTGAGGATGCTGGAGATATTACGTTCTAAGCTTTAATAAATAACAAAAAGATTCAATAAGGAAAAGGAAATAAAATGACTGCATCACGTTGGGGAAACACAGACTTAGTTTCAAATACCTCTAAGCAATATGCGCTTACAACCTTTAATCAAGGTACTGCTGGTATTGCAAATGGTTCAGCCTTATGGCAGAACACAACTCCGGGTGCTTTCACTAATGGTCAGGTTGTTTCTTTATATGGCGTTACCAAGACAATGCTAGGCGTTTCTGATAAAACAACTGCTGGTAAGGCTACTAGTTCTCCAGGATGGGTGCTAGTTAAGCAAGGAACTGGTGGCGTTGCAACCGCTGTGGTTAATGCTCCTGGTGGTGCGCCTGGAAATATTTATTCAAATACAGATTATGCTGTAATTTCTGCTACTGGCGCTGTTAGTGCAAACGTCAGTGTAAAAACTAATGCTACTGGTAATCTGGCTTCAGCTAGTATTACTACTCCTGGATTCGGATTTCCAAACACATCTGTAACAACCACAACTTTCTATGCTGCAAATGGTGCTGCTTCTAATGGAACAGGTGGAAGTTTAACCATTACTATTGGTGGTCGCTCAGGAAGAGTACAGACAGAAGTTCTGGTCGTTACTCCTACTATGCAATCGGCCTGTTCAACCACTTTATTTCCATCGTCATAAAATACTAATGATATCAATAGGTTAACAGAATGGCCAACAACTCTTCCAAGCTATCAAGTATTCAAATTAAAAACAACGCCGATGGTAGCGATCAAGTTGTAGCCTATAGTTCGGTTTCTAGTAATGATGTTTTAATTGCAGTTTCTAATCTTTATACTAATTCTATATTGATGGCTAATCAGGTTTTGGTTATGCAGTCAAATACACCAACTCATAGTAATAGCTTTACAAATAATATTCCTATGACATTCTGGTATGATTCTTCATATCTTTATGTGGCAACCACCGCGAATACTGTTCTTAGAGCAGCATTATCAACTTTCTAACAAGATTCTAACAGGAGAATAAAATGGAACTTTCAGAATTACAGCGCATTAACTTGGTGGCGGCGACAATGCTTAAAGGCGAGCCTATTAATGAAGGATATAATGAGAAGGATAGAGAAGCTAAAAGCGAACTTATGGATTATTTTCGCCATCATTCACAAATGATTAATAGGCATAATGATGTTTCTAGAGGGGAAACTAAGAATAAAGAACTTAGTAAACATGATTTAGCAGGAATTGCTCATCAATTTGCTTTTGAACATTTTAATAGACTTAATGGAAACGGATTTAATCGTGGTGGTTTACCAGAAGATTATCATCAAGATCGTGATTTTTATGATAAGCTTAATGGTCTTGTTTCCAAGCGCGCTGATCAAAAAAGTAAAGACTGCTCAGTTAGTACTGATACTAGTAAGTAATTTGAATAAATAATGGATGTTAATAACAAATTTAACCAATGAGAATTTTTTATTCGAATCTGCTAGACATTACAGAAATATACAAGTTTCTAGCACAGAAGAGTTTTTGTCTGATCTAAAAAGATTGAAGTATTTAAAAAAAATAATAACCAGATATTCAACTTCAGGACTAATCGATGAAAGATTAGTCCTGAATCATATTATAATACTATATAATGTGTTTGGGGCTGAATTCCTCGCTAGGATGCTAATATTAAAAATGTATAATCAAATGAAATATTTGAAACCATTTCTTCTTTATCTTAATATATTACCAAATGTTATAAAATGTGTAAATGAAAAGAATTTCTCTACAGTAGAATTCCCCATGGATGTTGGTATTATTGATAAATTGAGAGAAATAGACAAGTTTTCAAAGAAATCCTAAAGAAATCAAAGAAATAAATAAGATAAAAAGGGGTTTCTATGACTGTAAATATTAATGAATTATCCAAAAATCTAATTCAAAGATTTGTCAAGAAGTCCTCAGACGATTCTTTGATTAGTCTTGCTCGTGGTGATATAAAGAAAGCCAAAAAAGACCTTGATGGTGCTGATAAGGCTAAGAAGCTGCTTAAGAAACCTATCAATGAGCTTTCTAAAGACACTCTAAACAAATTCATTACTAAGGCTCTTGAGAAGAATGCGCAGAATTATGTAAGTGGACAGGTAAATAAGAACATTATTCAGAAGCATGTTAAGTACACCAAAGTCGCACATGCCAAGATTGAGAAGAAAGATCAGGCCGAATTAAAGAAAATCATGGGCGAATCTTCTGTATATCAGTATATTAAAAATCTTGTTAAGAGAAATAAAGTAAATGAAATTGCCGATGTTGGAACACCAGCATCAAAAAATGTACCATATGGATATTATGTAGTTGTTAAATCATTAAAAAAATTGGGGTCTGGACCGCATCCTACATTTGGGGATGCTGAAATGACTTCAGGCGGCAATCCTAATCATGTTGTGGTTAAGCATATTGGTGGTGGTAAATTTCATAAAGTAGATTATAGCGATGACAAAGGAAGACCATATAAAGGTGAAATATTTGATAAAACAAAACTAGATGATTATGCAAGAAAATCTATTCATGAAGATGAAAAAATTAATGAAACATGGAAATATCTTCAATATCCTTCTAGAGATGATGCTAAAAAAGCAAGAGACGAGCATTTTAATTATAGAGATGAGAATAATATGCGAACTGGTAATCCTTGCAGGCATATAGGGGACGGAAAATTAGCTTATAAAGGAGATTTTAAAGGTTTCCTTCCACCTAAAAAAATTAAAGAAGATGAAGCTCCTACTAATGCAATGGGTGATTCATCATCTACTCAGGGACCAATCCAGACCTTTGATCCACTACTAGGCGCAAAGAAAAAGAAGAAAATTCTAAAACGCTCTATTCCAAAGGAGATATAAGTGGACTTCGCAAGTCTGTTTGGAGTAAAATCTACTTGTAGTGTTGTTGGAGGATTTCTTCTTATGGTTGGTTCTTCTATAGAACCTTCTATTGGTATATGGGTCATCTCTTTGGGTGGATCACTTCTTACTGTTGCATTAGGCGAAGATCAGTCTATTAAAAAAATAGTGTTAAATCTTTGTGTAGGATTGTTTTGGGGTATATTTGGCTCTCAAATTATTCATGTATGGGAACCTCTGATTCCTCAGATTGCGGCCTCATTTTTCATCTCAATGTTTGGTGTTCATGCCACACAATATCTTATAAGAAATTTTAAAACAGAAAACTTTTCTGATATTGTTGTTGCTATATTCGATAGAATTATACCTTGGAAAAAGACACCAGAAAGAAAGATTGAAGATTTGTTTATAAAGCATGATAGAGAAAACGCTGACATGAATTTAAAGCATGTTAGAGAAAATGCCGATATGAATTTGATGAAAGATAGATTAAGCGAGGATATGTCTAAAAATGCTGACAGAGCTAATGAAGATTTTAAAATAGCTTTAGATAAAGAAGAGTAATATGACATTTATACAAGAATTTCAAACCTTTATGCTGTATATTATTTCACCTGATATTTGGAATTATATTGAAATGATTGCAAGTATTATTGTTATATATGTTTGTCTGCAACAAAGAGTATATAATCATATTTATAAATCTTCTACTACATCAATAAGCAAATATATTATTAAAGTAGGGCAGTTTGGTCTTTATATGCAGATGATGATGGCGTTACTTACATTAGTGGATGGGTATGCTAACCTTCATGATGGCGGCGCACATACGTTGCTTACATTATGGGTGCTTTCTATTGGGTTGGTAAAAATGAATGTGTGGTTAAGCGGTTCGTTTATATCACCCCATCATGCTGATTAAGCTTGAGGTTGCCATAAAAATGTGATATATTTTCTTTTCAGATTGGAGAATATAATGAGTAATTATTTGCAATACAAATATATATCTTTGTTATCGGGGCAACTAGAAAATTTTAAAAAAAAGAATGATAGTCTATACAATTTTCGTTGTAATATATGTGGAGATTCGAAGAGAAATCATAGAAAAGCACGAGCTTATCTTTATGAAAAAGATGGTGAATTTTGGTTTCATTGTCATAAGTGTGGCTATTCGACGCACTTTGAACCTTTTCTAAAAGATCAAAATCAACAACTCTTTAATGAATACCTCAAAGAAAAGCTTTATAAGCCCAAGGATGAAGAGAAACATCTAGAAGAGCAAACTACGGTATTCAAAAAGCTGTCTACGTTCGTTGACTTGCCTTCTGTGTCGTCGCTCCCATACGTTCATCCTGTCAAACAATATGTTTTAGGTAGAAAAATTCCAGAAACTTATTGGAGTCAGCTTTTCTATGCAGAGAATTTTAAAGAATTTTGCAACAGCTATATTCCAGGAAAATTCAATACTAATTCTTTGAAGAATTATG